CGCAGACGCCCCGAGCTAGGTGGGGCTTGTCGCAGCCGTCAACGGCGCATAGACGGGGTGCGGCCATAGTCGATCCTCACATGATCGGTTGCGGTTAGGGCCGGGCCGACGCGCTAACGTCTCCCGGCCCGACCTATTTAGCCCAAGGCGCCAAAAATGTCCCGGCCTAACCCGCCTGTGCTGTTTACCGCGTCGTGGCTCCGCCTTCTATCGATCACCCACGCGCATATGGCGGCCAGCATCGCCGGGGACCGGGCCGAGGCCGAGCGGCTTCGAGACGAGGCCCATGCGGTCCTAGACGCCAACCTAGACCAGCGGGCCGAAGCGGCGGCGGAGGTCCGGGCGCTATTCGAGACGCCTCGCTAAATTGCCCCTTGCAATCCCGGTAAGCGCAAGCGTATAAGACGAACACCGGGGCAGCGCCCCACCTAATGAGGACAGAGAACATGACCGACTTCACCTATCCCGAAACCTCCGCCTGTGGCGCGTTACACGCGGCCTCTAAGACCCGCAAGCTGCCGGATGGCCGCTTCGAAGCGGTGGCCGCGTTCTGGTATATGGGCCAGCGCCAGAACATGAAGACCGCGACCGCCGAGACGCGCGGGAAGGCCGAGCGCGCCGCCATGAAGGCCATCGGCTGCTAATAGTCGCCCGAGCCTGTTCTGACCGCTCAGACTGCTTCGGTTTCCCGCCTGGGCCGTTTCGCTGTATGGTCCGCGCCTATCCCGCGCGAGACCTAGCCGCCAATGAAACAGCGCCGCCGCTTCCAGGCTCCCGGAAGACTTCCCGTCTTCCTCTATCTGTTCCGAGACCTGATCTTGTTCCGGCGCAATGGCGTTGGCTGGCGAAGCGCGTGGTTGTCGGCGCTCGATTACTGGCGGTTCGACCGTGAGGCCGGGAACTGATGCCGACCGCCCGCGAACAGACCGCGCTGTATGAGGAACTTGAGGCGCGTTACGGCGCCCGGATCGCGGCTGCGTTTCAAGCGGCTATCGCGGACCTGAAGGCGGCGGCGGACTTTGAGCGGCTGGTCACGGCCATATTCGAGAACGACCTGAACGCGGCGGTCCAGGCCCTGAACCTGGACGCGGCGGCCTTCAACCAGATGCTAGAGACGATCCGGGCTGCCTATATCGAGGGCGGCGACAGCGCGGTCGGCTTCATGCCTCAGCGCCGCCCGGACGGCGTGGCGCTCCGCATCAGGTTCGATGGCCGCAATCCGGCGGCGGAGGCGTGGCTACAGCGCGAATCGTCCCGGCTGATAACCCGGATCACCGCCGACACGATGGAGGGCGTCAGGGCGGCTCTGACGGCCAATATGGCGCTAGGGAACAACCCTACTTCGGCGGCGGTGCAGATTGTCGGGCGTATCGACCGGGCTACGGGCCAGCGTGTCGGCGGGCTCCTGGGCTTGTCCGCTCCGCAGATCGAATACGTCAGCAACGCCCGGCGCGAACTGTCCTCGTCGGACCCGGACGACCTGGCCCGCTACCTGGGCCGCACCCGGCGCAACAAGACATTCGACCGCAGCGTCAGGGCCGCCATCCGCGACGGAAAGCCGATCCCGGCGGAGACGCAGCGTAAGGCTGTAGCCGCGTATCAGGCCAGCCTCGAAAAGCTGCGGGCGGAGACTATCGGCAGGGTCGAAGCCATGAGCGCGCTACAGGCCGCCAAGCGCCGGGCGTATCAACAGGCGGTCACGGACGGCAAGTTTACCGAAGACGAGATAACTCGCGTCTGGCGGTCAGGCCGTGACTTCCGGGTGCGCCGCTCTCATGCAGTCCTAGACGGCAAGGCCGCGCCGGGTCTTGCCCAGCCGTTTCGGGCAATCACCGGC